AAAAAATAAACCACGTTCTCTTCCATGGGCTTCAATCTCCCAAGGCTGATCGTAATAATTAACCTTATCAGAATCAACAACTTTGTCTTTCCATTTGCACAATGAAAGATGATTAGTATCTTTGAGTTCGCCTCTTGCGTATTGTTTTACATGGACCATCTCATGAGCAATAGTCTCGAGCATATCGTGCTTATCTTGTGAAGCGTCAATCCTTACAGTAAAATGACGAGGACGATATCTACTGTCTTCCCATGTACAATCACCTACGAGTTCTTCTTTCTCTCTTAGATTATTAATTAGCTTAATATCTACTTCAACTTTTGGTAATAGTCGAGGAGCCATAAGCTTAAGAGCAAATGCAGCGATATCTTCTGCCATTTCTCGTTTTACTTTAGATGAACCAGTTGCTTTAATGAACATTATATTTTGAATGCTGAGAAGTCAGCGCTTTGTGTTGGACTAGGAGAGGAAATAGGATCGCTCGATAATGTTTGAGCAGAATCTTCTACATCATACAATCGCATCTTAGATCTATCAATGCCTACACAGAATCGTTTGTTTTCTGTAGGATCATTATACCTATTCTTTAATTGTTTTACCATGAGTTGATTCATGCTTTCGAGTTGCTCGGTAGAAATAAGAGCAAGCATTAGATCTGCTGTGGCAGGAAGACCAAATGATTCTGAGGTATCTGTGATTTCAACATCAGAATTGCCAAAGCCTGTACGAGTAACTTGAGTAGCTGACCATATGGGCACATTGTATTCAACAGCAAGACCACGTATTTCTTCAGCAATTGCTTTGATGAGTGAATATGTATTGATCGATCCACCTAAACCTTTTACTCTGGAGCTTGCACAAATATTGAGGTAATCAATGTATATGACTTCAGGCATAAACTTCTTCTTCATCTTTAACTCATTGAGCAATGCACGAAAGTGACCGACATGAGCTACAGCTGTAGGATATTCCTTGATGATTAACTTACCGTGTGTCTTTTGATTAGCAATATGAGCCTTGTTTATAAAGGCATCTTTACTTAGATCTGTCAGAGTAGCGATATCTACATCAAATAGATTAGCATCGATTCTTTCAGCAATCTTTTCTTCAGCCATTTCAAGAGTAATGTAAAGAACATTGCGACCTTGTGATAAGGCATCTGCAGCAAAATGACACATTGCTAAACTTTTACCTACACCTGTACCTGCAAGAATAATATTCAATGACTTTCTTGGTACACCACCTTTAGTGATCGTATTCAGAAGTTCAATGTTGAATGGGATCTTATCTTCTTTTAGATGATAGAAGTCATAACGTTCTTCAACATTCTCAAAGTAATCATGACCGACATTGGTATCGAAGGTAACCGACAAGGCCTTTGTCAATATGTCCGGGATTGCTCCTTCGGCCTTGTCGGTATTTCCATCAACAATAGAGATAGATTCCATGAGTGCAAGATAGACAGCTCTATCCTTACACCATTTTTCAGTGGACTCTATCAACCAATCCAATTCAACATCATTATCATTATTTAGTTCCCTAATTAAAGTGAGAGTATCGTTTGCAATAGGACGATTAGTATATTCAGATTCTTTGAACTCGATCTCGAGGATCGCTGGAGTTGGCAACTTATTATACTTTGTTACGAACTTTAGGAATATGTCATAGACTGCTTGATGTTGTTTCTCAAAGTATTCCTTCTTAATATGTGGAAGGGCTTTTCTGAGAAAAACCTCGTTATTCGTCAATGATTTCAGTATTATCGTCTCTATCTCCTGCATTACCAATTTGTGCTGTTTGATCTTCTAGTATTTCTGCTAATATGTCACCGATATAGTTTCGGAATTCGTCACTTTCTTCAAGCTCCTGCTTTGAGTACGGAGCTGGAGCTTCTTCAATATGGTAGTTAAACTTAAGACGAGCCAAATCTTTTTCGACATCTTCTTCAATAGTAACAGCACCATAGGTATATATTACACCATTATAAGGACTTTGTACAATCTTTAATGAATAAAGTTCTGAGTCCTTCTTTTCTACATATACGAATTTATCATCCATCGATTTCATCTTCTTCTCCGAGGATAGAGCGATAAGCAACTTTATACTTCTCTTCAACTTGAGCTTTAAAGTCTGTATTGGTAAAGACATTGTCCCAGAATTCTTTCTTGAGTGTATCTTTCATACGAACATTGCCCGACAATTCTTCGCCAGTGGCAGGATTTTTTGCCATATACCAACCATTCTTTGGTTTGACAACGTGACCTGTTTCAAGGGCAACTTCTGTAAGGCCTGACCATTTTTCGATACCACCTTCCCATGTGACAGAGATAGGAATCTTTGACTTTTCTTTTACAAATCTTGATTTCTCAACATTGATAACAAAGTCATAACCAACGATCTCGGTACCAGTCTTTTCTTGACGACGACCGATGATCCATACATTGTCAGCAGAATACATGACACCTGTGCCACCACTCACGACAGCTTTAGGGAACATTCCTTGTTCCATGTATGTATGGTTGACAGCAAGAAGAGGAATATCTTTGAGTGTCAACATTGGTGTGATCATACGGAATAGACCTTTAAGAGCTTTGGCTCGAGTCATATCTGCAACTGACTTCATGTTCTCGGCATCTTCGACTTCTTTCTTCGAAGCGATATTACCAACAGAGTCAATAATTACAATCACCTTGTCTTTACGTTCGATTTCATTTAGCTGATGAACAAGATCAAACTTAAGTTCTTCAATGTTTGTGACAGGTGTATGAAGTACACGACCTGTATCTACATCAAATGCTTCGAAGTATGACTGAGGAGAACCAAACTCTGAATCATAAAAGAGCAATATTGCATCTTCATGTTTCTTTAAATAAGCTGCTGCCATAAGCAAAGCAAATGAGGTCTTAAAGTGTTTTGATGGACCAGCGAGAACAGTGAGACCTGAGGCCAATCCACCGTCGATACTTCCAGATAAAGCGACGTTTACCATGGATACTGGCGTAGAAGTAAGCTCCTTCTCGCCGAATAGTTTGGAGTCTGATAGCACATCTGTGCCAGTGACTCGACTTGATTTCTTTAGTTTTTCTAATAGTGACATATTGTTGTTTGATTAATAGATCTAATTATACCATTTTTGTGAGCAAATGTAAAGCCTTTTTACGCAAAGAATGAGTCTAAATTGCTGGTTTCCTGGGGCTCTGTCCAGTCTCTGCCCTGCCAATGGGGATATGATGCCCGTGACAGGTGGACTGACTGGGGCTTCTCCATGACATCAAAATTGAGCTCTCCAGAGCCATTTTTGAGCTGGTCGGTCCACATATAGACATTCGCATTCAATTGAAGCTGAGAAATGAATGCTTCTCGAACCTCATTCCGCTCATCCCAGGACCCAAAGAATGGCGTTCCTTTATACCATCCAGTCTTAGGAACCTTACGAGATTCATTCTCGATCGGGAGAGGTTCGTAAGCAAGTGTCTTGGCCTGATATTTACGAGAGATTCGGTTTAATTCTCTAGCATATCGATCAGCCAATTTCTTCGCCTCAAGGATAGGATCATCGAACCGACATAGGTGATGGCGTATATCAATGTTGCCAAAGTATGTTTCGATAATATCATACTCTGAGGCACCGGGAATAAACGTTTCAAATCCCTTCTTGATCGATCCATGCAATGTTGAGAATGGACGAGATACATTTTCCCAACGTGGGCGATACATACAAATAGCATGACTATCACCTATTGATATACGGTTATATCTCTTTATTTTATTTGGATCAATTGTAACTGCTCGATATTGTAAAGCCTTGAGTCCTTCCCAATCGACATCGTCCCATTTCCAGGCAGCCTTTCGTAATCTGTCTTGAAACATTCCTGCATAATCAGGGAAATCAACCATCAAGGAATTGACTGGTCCTTTGAATCGAGAAAGAGCAACAAGGAACTCTCTATTTGGATATGCTTGAATTCCACCGAAGAGATTTAGGTTGCCGCTCCAATCGCTGCCATGATAGAATGCAAGCGCATCATATTCTGAATAATCAGTAATCTTATTTGACACCAAATTGATATCAGTTTTATTTCCAGCTTCCCTGATTTGATCAGCATATATGATAGCCTGTGCGGCTTTGTGAGAAGCAATCTTATTCGAGATTGGTCCTAAACCAGTTAACAGTACTTTACTTTTCATCTTTCTTCCACTTTCTATATGAGTCTATTCTTTCGTATATTGATTCGTCGTTTAATGTTGGGTTGGTGCCAACGTTCCAAAATAAAATGTCGCGATCTGTGTTTTTAGGTATTGATGCCCAAGCTTTCGCGTCGTATGTTGCTACAGATGGGAATGGTGGTAAACCTTCTTTAATCGGTGTAGTGAATGGCAGTGCATGAGATATGATTCTATCGTGGCCAATCTCACCGCCTTTCATGTTACGCGATACTGCCACACAGTGAAACTTAGCATTTGGCCATGCAATCTGAAGTGCACGATGTAACACACCTGTTGAAATGACGGTCCATACTTCCTCTGGTTCCTTGATCTGAGATGCAGCCTTTACAAATCCTGCTGTCACAAGTTCATGTTTTAAACCA